AAAGTATTGATCCAACATAAAGGAACGAAGTCTCATATGCGCTATCACACATCCAATGCTCGTACAAAGGACGGTTTGCGTCCAGGTGCTGTATTCTTCGATGAAATTCACGAGTATGAAGATTACGCAGCGATTAAAGTATTTCGTTCCGCATTAGGTAAGGTGAAAGATGGAAGAACATTCTTTTTAACAACAGATGGCTATGTACGCGGGGGCGTATTAGACGATTTAAAAGAAAAGAGTCGCCTTATTCTGACTGGTGAAGTGACAAAGAGTAAGTTGTTCCCCTTTATTTGTAAGCTTGATACAGACGAGGAAGTGGAAGACCTGAAGAATTGGGAAAAAGCGAATCCATCTATCCGTCATAATGAAGAACTGTTCGAAACGATGCGGGAAGAATGGAACGATTGTCAAACCTCTATCCCTATGCATACAGAGTTTATGACGAAGCGCATGAACATCCCAAGGGCGCTGTCTCAGCATAAAATTGCAACGTACGAAGATATCCTAGCAACAGATCAACCTCTACCCGAAAATCTACACCACTACGAATGTGTCGGAGGCGTTGATTATGCAGAATTACGAGACTTCTGTTCCGTAGGACTGTTATTTAAATGTGGCGGGAAACGATATTGGATCCATCATACCTTCATCTGGCATGGTGCACTCAAAATGCAAGATATTAATCCAGATATCATTGATATCGGAGTGGAAAAAGGATTATTTACGATTGTGTATGATAAAGAAATCAAACCAGAGCGAGTTGTGAATTGGTTTCTTGAAAAAGCAGCAGAATATGATATCAAATCCATTGCGATTGATAAGTTTCGTTCCGTTATTTTAAAACCATTACTAGAACAAGCTGGATTTCATGATCGTGTTCAGATTGTGAGGCGTGGACAGTACGTGCATGCCATGCTGGATCCCTTGATTCAGCACTTATTTATTAACCATATGATTGTGTTTCATGATGACCCTGTTATGCGTTGGTATTGCCGGAATATTTATATCGATGAGTTAGGGAATGGCTCAAAAGAATATAAAAAGATAGATGCTGTCAAACGAAAAACGGACGGCTTTTTTGCGTTCACACATGCTTTAAACTTTGATGGTGAATTAGAAGAGTATCCAGCGGATATGAAAGGGATGAGTGTGTGGACATATTAAGGGGGCGAAAGTGTTGGGATTGTGGAATGTCATTGGCCATTTTTTTCAGAAAGATGGCGAAACAGTAGATGTGGAGGTATCTAACAGGCGGTTACGAGTGGAGACAGCCTATAAACGATTATATGTCGATTCGGCAATTGATTTGATTGCACGTAGTTTGGTGGGGTGTGAGTTTCAAACGTATCGAGATGGTAAGACCATAAAAAGTTTCAATTATTATCAGCTGAATGTTTCACCAAATAAGAATGAAAGTGCGTTCGAGTTTTGGCACAAGGTCGTTTCCAATCTTGTGTACCATAACGAGGCGCTTATTTTATTTCATCAGGGTGGGTTATGGGTAGCCGATTCTTTTTTTCGAGACACTTCGCAAGGATACCGGGACTATACGTATAAAAATGTGGTGATAAACACAGAAATGGTTTCCAAAACGTACAGGGAACAAGAAGTTTTATACTTGAAGTTTTCGACCACATCCATCAATGAAGTCATCAACAATTTATATCAGTCCTATGGAGAGTTATTATCGAAAGCCATCCTGAATTATAAAGCAAATGGGCAGAAACGGTATGTATTCAAAGGCCGATTTATGAACGCGATTACGGATAAGCAAAGTAAAGATGCATCGGAACTTTTTGAAAAACAAATGGATGATTTTATGAATCCAGAAAAGATGGGTGCTGTATTATTTCAACCCGAAAATGTTCAAATGGAAGATAAAAGTCCAGAATCGAAGGTAATGGATACAAGGGATATCAAAGCAATCGCGACAGATATGCTGGAATTCGTGGCGACAGCCTTCCATATTCCGCCGGCTATTCTAAGTGGCACTAGCGATGGAGGTACTGTTTCTTCGGCTAGCAACCCAACGGGTGACCTAGATAATTTCATCTTGTTTGGACTCAGACCATTGGGCGAATTGATTGTGACAGAGTACAACAGAAAAATGTTTGCACGTGAACAGTATCTCTCCAAAACGTATATCAAATTTAATATGGATACCTTCAAGTTAGTGGATATCAACAAGTTGGCAACAGCGGTAGATAAAATGTTCGCGGTTGGTGGATTAACGATTAATGATGTCCTCATTCGATTGGGACAAGAACCGCTAGAGGAAGAATGGGCAAACCAGCGTTATGTGACGAAAAACTATGAACGCGCAGACATAGCTTCGAAGGGTGGTGAAAGAAATGAAGATGGAGAACATACAGCCAAAGTTTCTCATGATGACGGACAAGCAGAATGAAGGAAAAGTCGTTCTGTATCTGCATAGCGTTGTTGGTAGTGGGTGGTTCGGAGACATTTCATGTGAAGGTGTGAGAAACGAACTGGACGGTGTGAATGCAAAAGAAATTGAGGTTCATATCCATTCAAATGGCGGAGATGCCTTTGAGGGGGTAGCTATTTGTAATTATTTACGCAACCATCCAGCGAAAATAACAGCAATTGTAGATGGTATGTGTGCAAGTGCAGCGTCCGTGATTGCGATGGGGGCGGATAAGGTGATTATGCCCAGTAATACAGTGATGATGGTGCACCGCGCTGCAACGATGGCTTTTGGTAACGCAGTTACCTTACGCAAACGTGCTGATATTTTAAAAGATGTGGATGAATCATTGATTGAGTCGTATACATCACGATTTAAAGGTGAACATTTCGAGCTCGAATCATTACTTGATCATGAAACTTATATGAGTGCAAGTAAAGCGAAATCTTACGGTTTTTGCGATGAAGTAACCGCTCCAGTGAAAAACGCATCTGAAGAAACAAATGAGTCTGACGAAAAAGAAAATGAGGAATCAGATTCCAAAACAGAGGACGGTTCAGATGATGATAACCCCGAGGGAATTGAAAAAGATGATAAAAAACAAGTTAAAAATGCAGAACGAGCGATGCGTTTTATCAACGCTTTAATGGAATCAACAAAACTGTAAATCAAGGGAGAGAAAAATCATATGACATTACAAGATTTAGAAACGCAAGTATTAAATAAACAAAAATTAGGTCAAGTTTTGATGAATGGATCGCAAGAAGAGATTGATACCGCTATGGTGGAGTTTGCAGCTGGGATTGAAGCGCAGGTTCTTGAAATGGCAACAAATAAGCAATCTGATCAGGCAGTGCTGGCAGCACGCGGTGGCCATGCCTTAACAAATGAGGAAACGACATTCTTTAACAAAGTCATTGACGCAAAAGGATTTGATGGTGTGGAAGCATTAGTGCCAGCCACACTCATTGAACGTGTATTTGAAGATTTAACATATAAACATGAACTGTTGAACGAAATTTCATTTGTAAATGTGAATGGTCTTACAACTTGGACTGTTAAAAAGGGAGAACTTCAAACAGCGTTCTGGGGTAAGTTATCCGCAGCTCATAAAGAAATGCTGGATGAAGGTTTTGAACAAATTCCAGTCAATCAACTGAAATTATCCGCGTATCTATTAGTTAGCAAGGCGATGTTAGATTTGGGACCGAGTTGGTTAGATCGTTATGTACGAACTGTATTAGTAGAATCCATTGCGATTGCGCTGGAAGCGGCAATTGTTGCGGGAACTGGAAAAGACCAACCAATCGGTATGATAAAAGACCTTGATAATGTGAAAAACGGGGAGCATGCAGATAAAAAGAAAGTGGTTCTTTCTGATTTTACACCAAAAACGTTAGGAAAAGAAGTCATGAAACCGTTGTGTAAGAACGGAAAGCGTAATCCACAAAACGTATTATTAATCGTCAATCCATTAGATTATTGGGAGCATGTGTTTCCTTCTACAACATTCCTAAACGCGCAGGGCGTGTATGTATACAACGTTCTCCCGATTCCAGGAAAAATCATTCAAAGTGCGGCTGTTCCAGTGGGTTCTATGGTTGCCGGCATCGCATCTGATTACTTTATGGGGTTAAGCGGGGCACAAAAGATTCAATCGTATGACCAAACACGTGCGATTGAGGATGAACAGCTCTATATCGCCCATATGTACGCAAATGGACGTGCGAAAGAAAACGAATCGTTTCTTGTATATGACATCTCCAAAATGGAACAACCGCCAGCTGAAACACCGAAGGTTCCAGAACAGAAAAGTAAATAGATGAGGAGTGGAGCCTCATGGAGAATCAACCAAAAATGGTGGCAACGAAAGAGTTGTCGCCTTTTTTGCTGAAAGAAATCAAACATGCGTTAGCGATTACGTGGGATGAGGAAAATCGAGAAATTAACAGGCTCGCAGAGCGATCGGTTTACGCTATCAACGATGTAGTAGGAACAGAAGTAGATATAGAGACAAATTTGTCAGCACGGGAAATGGTCATCCAAAGAGTCCGTTATGATTACAACAACGCATTGGATGAATTTGAGATAAATTATAAGCGGCAATTGTCACGTCTTATTTTGCAGGTAGCGATTGCAGAAAGGAAGAAGGCTGAAAATGGCACTGAAACCGTACCGGAAGACGTACAATGATGGGATTTTAACCGTACAGGAAATGAAAACGATTCGGAATGCAAATAAAAAGGTGATTGGTCGTGAGCTGGTAGATATCATGCAGCTTCGTTTTTCTGAATGGTCGTTTCGTGAAACAGATATCACCTTGTGTAAGGGCCTTGGAAAGAAACTAGACATCAAAGT